CAGGTAGAGTAGCTGTCGTAGTAGAACCACTAATATTCGAAACGATAGTTTGAGCCATTTCCCACTTCGGGTTTACAGCATCATTCCTAACGAAACGAATCTCAGAAGTACCACCGGATACCACGTCAAGGTCAGCTGGTGTATTCCAATTCAATAGGATACCAGAGTCCGAAACTGTACTCGTAAACCCAGAAGGATCTTGCGGAATGGCACTTAACGAAAGAATGTCCCTATTACCAATAAGAGGTTCACCTTCGTGGTCAAACCAGCTGATAGGTGTTATCTTGAAGAAGTAACTGCCTGCCCGAACATCGTTGAATACATAGCTTTCTGTAGTTGTTGTCCCTAGTAATCTGTAGGACGGGCCATCAGCAACTCGATAATACTCGATACGGTACTCTCTTGCTTCAACACCATTCGAGGGAGAAGAGAAGGACAGTACAACCCGCGCCTTAACTCCTGCCGCCTTGTTTGTCTGATACAGACTCTCAATAGCGCTGAAAGAGGTTGGCTTAGGTGGATTCCGAGTGACAATCTCCGCTACAGATACAGGGGGCGACAAGCGACCAAAAGGTGTTTGTGCCTTGACAAAGAATGTTACAACTTCGTTGTTATCCCAGTCTTCTCTTGGGTGAATCGCGAATTTATTACTGCTTGTCTCACCCAAAATTACCGTAGTACCTACATCATTCTCATAATAGATTATTGACTTGAATGAGCCGTCAGTAGGAGCATCCCAAGAAAGTTCCGCAATAGCGGTATGGTCAGAGGAGGGTTTCCCTGGGGTATAAACTAGATTTGTAACAGGCTCTACCTTAAAATCAAAAACTGGCCTAACAACATAATCGATATCGTCATTTACATTCCAAGCAAGTACATTATAATCGAAAAGTGTGCAGGTCAAATTAACAGTAAAGTCAGCCCTGACCTCGATGGCTTGTACTCGATAAACCTCATTCGATATCCCAGAAGTAGAGAGCGTGAGGTTGATGAAGTCACCGGGTTCAATACTCAACCCTTTCTTGGTTGAAGTAAAGTTTATGGTCCTTGCTTGACGTGCTTCACGTACCATTTGTTCTGCAGTTGCAGTTGCGTGGTACGGGTCTGTAACACCTGCCAAGTCAAAACTACCGATGAAGGGCTGGTTGTTGTCCTCAGCTAAATACACATTGTGGACAGAAGAGAAAGTAGTGGGCCAAGTTACGCTATCACTTTTAAAGTCCTCATGTTCATTCAGAAACGAAACTGTGACCTGATTATAGCGTTCTGCAGCACTAGGCCAGATAATATTCACTTGCTCACGAACAACATCGTCATCCGTAAAGTAATGAGAAGCATCCACCAGTGCGTCCTGTTCCTCCGAGGAGGTGGGGTAATCAACTAATAGTTTGTACTTCCCTTCTGAACTCCAAGTAAGCTCCGCAAGCGCCATAGTATTCATGATAGCTTCGATATTATCTCGGATTTTGTCTGAAGGGTCAAGGGTGATATTGCATTCGTATAAAGGGATATTTCGTGTAGTGTCCCCTCCATTAATAACACCCCCCACGCTTCTACCCGCAGACACCGTAGTGCCACAGACAATAGCTGCATCATAGAATGATTTTAGATCAACCTCAGACTCAGACAAGCCACGGCCAAAATCGGCATTAAGCAAGTAGTCTAGCAAACACAAGGCGGGGTTATTGGAATAGCTATAAGTGGAGGCGACGCTATAGACATCACCGCTCTTATCAACTGCACGAACCCTACGGCCCTTGATAATAAAGCCCATCTCAGGGGATCCGTTGTACTGAGGTTCATCACGGTCTAGTTTAAAGGTCGCAGAGGCATACGCCGTCCCTGTGAACTTATTATCCGTAGGGAGCAAGTTGGCAGTCGCAATAGGGTCCGCCGTACCACCATCTTTATATGTTCTTATGAGGTGATTAAATTTTTGATCTGCGTCATTATAATCCAGGTTATTAACCTTAACCCCGACAACACTTGAAATACCTTCTTGGCATAATGCGTACTGTACGTGCAGATATTCATTCTTTTTGCCAGTTACTGTGCTATTTGTGAAACCCTCGTTAAAGTTATCAGAGCCAGTTAACCCGGCAGAAACATAACTACTAGTTAGATGGTGTTTAACGGCGATACCGCCCAATAGGTTCTTACCATAGGCAATAGGCACGGGGACAGCTTCTCCGGAGATAGTAAAGATAAAACCTTTACGTTCATCCGCAGCTTTCTCCTGCGCCCGTTTCAAGGCTTTTGCCTTGTTCATCTGGTAGACTGTTGAGACTACCATCAAGAATATTTGTAGTGGGTTAGCCATTATACCTTACCCCATTTAATTGTTATTTCATTTCCATCATAGATCTCGTCAAAAGATGTATCTGTTATACTTTTTTGATCCATCCCATCTTTAGATGTAATGAAGTTTCTTACAAGGTCCAAGTCCGACATGGGGGAAGTCCCCTCAAGTATTGCCAGTTTCTCGTAAAAATCATTGGTGATTGACGGCTTATCGACAGTACCCCGGTATACTCGGATGACATCCGCAGGGGTGAGTAGAAGCCTACCAGCGCCATTACGTAGAGCAACGAATACCTCAACAGGCTTCCCTACAACATTGAACTTAAATTCTTCGAGTAGGTTATCAAACAAATCTGAGATCACAATCTTGTAACTCTCTCGGTCTACAACCGTTGAAGACTTTGGGCTATCAAACTCATAGAGTCCACTATTGGCAATATAGGTGTTACCCTCATAGACAACATCTACGCTATCTGAAGTCAAGTAATATGTAGTTGCAAACTCTAATTTTATGAGAAAGGTATACTCAATAATATCGCTATCCAACACCGTTTGTACGGCTGATGAAAACTGTCTCAAATTACTGCCTCCACTAGTTCAATAGTTCCAGCATTAGATAAAACACCATCGATAAAAGTAATACCACGTACACTACGTATATCACGATAGTATGTGAAAGACACGGAGTCACCTGTGTACATTGAATGCGCAGTTGTAAGGCTTTCACGAAGTTTTGGAAAGATGTTTATAGTTACAGGACCGGCTCCGACGGTTTCAGTCACCATATAAACTTTAGAGTGGTTGCTAAACTTAATAAAAGATCCTTTAACGATATCGCCATTGCTGGTAACATCAACTGAGGAAGCCCCCGCAGTGGCATTGGCGAGAACACCAAGGTTAACCCCTGCAGTATTGTTAGCAGAAACGGATGGTAGTTGTGGCATAGTCATAGTGGTCGCTGTCGCGATATTTGATACAATACCAACTAGCATGTCTGCCTCATTGTCGGGCTGGGTCAAGGTATTAAAGGAAAGCTCCCAGCGTTGTACACCTTGGCTTGCTCGTTGTTTGCTGAGGCTTACGGTATCAACATCATAGATTGGTTCGTTCGAGGTAATAGTGAAGGGTGCTAGAATTTTTGCACCGTTAAAATAATAAACTGACATTTTTAACTCCTAAGGGGTCTGGCAATTAGTGTTGCGTGGCGTTCAAGGTACTGAGCCTGATGTGAGATTTCCGTACCTTTGTTTCTTTCATTTGTCGTAATCCAGAAGCGCCCATCATGGATGCGTCCGCCATCGTGGAAGGAGATGTCCCCTAGCTTGGGTCTTTTATTTTTGATTACTTCATAGCCGCAATATTCGGCATACTCTTCAATAGTATATCCAGCTCTAAACACCTGGATGGCCCAGCTCTTCACTGAGTTATAAGGTTCTTTAACAATGTCTCTAGCCTTGGTCTTACCTCTGAGCTCATAATCGTACTCAGCTAGTAGGGCGAAACAGTCGTTAAGACCTCGTGTATATTCTGTGCAACTTGCTGTTAAGATGTCTATTGTTTGACAGGCCCGTTGCAAAGCCCTCGACATTTCTTCTTCTGTGTAATACTTCATAGTATACTCCTACAGAGTGCCACAGAGAAGCGCCTCTCTTACAGTTAGATAGGTACCCCCATCGACCATAAGAGAAGCTGCTGTCTGTGCCTCTTTACATATCTTCTTCAATAAATAACCGTACAAGATCTGCCACGACATCACTCCGCACAATATCTTCTACACCAAACTCAATTACAGGGATTTTAAGCCCCGCCGCGTTAACCTTACGACAGAAACGGATAAGATCGTACCCATCTTTAACATCAGATTGTGCAGGGTCACCCATGAGAACAAGCTTGGAGTTTTGACCAAGACGTGTTGAAATCGCCTTCAGTTCATCCATGCAAAGGTTCTGTGCCTCATCAACTAACACCAAGGCATCCTCGTAGGAGCGGCCACGGATAGTTTCGATGGGTTGGATTTCGATTTCACCCTTGGCTAGCATGTACTCATACTTACCCTTGCCAAAAGCCTTTGTTAGTACTTCCAGCATAGGCATAAGCCACGGTGTCATCTTCTCTTCGATGGTTCCCGGGAAGTGGCCCAGAGACTTTCCAGTTGGAACGTTAGCTCGTGTAAGGACAATCTTCTTGTATTTACCCTTCATAAATAGTTGGGCAACAGTTCCGGCGCTACAGTAGGTTTTCCCTGTACCGGCGCAACCAATAGTTACAGTAATAGCAGCGGCCTTAATACCGCGAATCAAGTCGTCTTGCTTTTCATTCTTCGGCAGAATGTTAAAGTTTGTTACACTGTGACGTTGGGTGTCTGTGTAACGGGTCTCCTCACGCATATACTTTGGCATACGAGCATTTGCTTTTGCGGAGTAGCTAGACTGTTTCTTGGACATGTAAAATTCCTTGATTAATATTATAGGGGGCATACAAAGCCATTACAGCTTTGCATTTTGTTTTATTATCGTTGTGTTACTAAGACCACATACGACCCTCCAGGGACAGTAATGTCCACTGACAAAAGGTCATCAACCAGAGCGTAACTCTTCTCAGGGATGGATACACCATTAGCCATGCAATTCCCAATGATAGAGATGATAGAAGTTTTCTTTGCTGTGCCAACAATAGTTGTAACACCGTTAGAAAGTTTAACCGCATCAAAAGGACCGAAGGTTGAAGTCAAATTCAAACCGATCATCCTTAGAGAACCACTGCTGTTTAGAGAAGATGTGTGGATTTCTCTAAATTGTAGATGCTCTACATTGACAAGTTCACCTTCCGTTAGAATAAAAGGTAGGCCATCTTGCTCAACAATTGTAGTGCAGTCAGCACCAATCATAATACCATACTGGTTGTTACTGGCAGCGTAAGTCTCAATAGGGTCACCACTGACATAATCAGTTATCTCATTATAGCAGACTAGACAGGGTCCGCCGCGTATTAAAGAGCTGGTGATATTCATAGATTTACTTGGTTTGGCGGAGTACCTTGGCCTGGATTTGCAGGTCTATTGCCCTTTTTACCAACAGCAGGTACAACGACTTGATAAGTCTTTTCCAACCAATGTCGTTCAGGCGAGTAACACCGAACCATGTCTTCCACAGTTTCACCTACAAATGGCAACCGTGCACTCATTAGAACATCTTGATGACCTGGAGCCTTATAAAGAATCTCCATGCAGCGTGCTGCCACGTCTACTTTTAAGACTTCGTATGTATAATTAATTTCTTCCATTATGAGATACTCCCTAGTCGGGTTCCAGTAGAAACCCATGTTATATTAGAATTGCCAGTCAAGCAAGCGCCGCCGCCGCCGACTGCGTTTGGTGTTGGCACGTTACCATCGCTGGTGGTAATAGCAGTTGTAAAGACGCCACCGTTTGCGCCCCAAGATCCACCTGCACCAGCTCTATAGTAAACACCAGAGTTAACGGTTGTATAAACACCTGATCCAAGACCCCCACCAGCGTAAGCTCCGACTTGTGGCTGGTTTTCTAGTGTAAGATAAGTAGCGCTATAAATGTCGTCTTCCGCAGCTACAGTGTTAGTACTACCAGATTGGCCACCACCACCGTTACGATAGTTAAAGTTTACAATGGTTTTCTCAAAGTTAGCGACCCAAGGACCAAACTGGCCACCACCGCCGCCGCCACCAATAGTTCCGTTATTCGTAATACTTACAGCAGAGGCGACATCTAGTGCCTTGCCCCCAGACTCAGCCACATTCGTCACTACCATATTGGCCGCACTGTCAGCGCCCTTACCACCCATGCCGAGAATATGCCCGTTGTTTATAAGGGATACACCTGC